CCGTCCGCGGGCGCTCCCGCTGCCGCCCCCGGCTCCGCCGGGCGCGCCCGAGATGCGCGTGTCCGACCCCTACACCCCATGGGCGGGCAGCCCGCCCCTGGCCGCTATGATCCCGCCCGGAACGTTCCCGCCCGTGCCGCCTACCGAAGTCCCGCCGCAGCTTCGCGCCGGCGTCATGCCGGCCGGGCCGCTCCCGGCCGTGCCGATGGAACCTGCGCTCCGGACCGCGAACCCCTAGGTCCCCCCGCCGGTGGCGGCGACGCCGCCGCCGACCGCCGCTCCTGCGGCGCCGGCCGTCCCTGTCGCCGGTCGGGGCTGGTCGGACCGCGCTCGCGCGGAGGCCGGGCTTCCCCCGGACCCCTATGCTTCCTGGTCGGACCGCGCTCGGGCGGCTGCGGGGGTTCCCCCGCGCGCGGCGGGGGCGCTGCGCTAACCCATGCCCGCTCGCCGTTCCCGCGTCTCCCGCACCCCTGCCGTCCCCATAGACGCGCGCCTGGAGCGCATCCTCGGGCGGCTTGTGGCCGCGGACGAGGCGCGGGACAACCTGCTCGTCTTCGCGCGGCTGATGCGCCCGCACCCGGACGACGTGGATGAGGTCGAGCGGTCGCTCTACGAGCCGGCGAAGCACCACCGCGCCATCGCGCACGCGCTCCATGAACTGGAAGCCGGCCGCATCCGGCGGCTCATCATCAACTGCCCGCCGCGGCACGGGAAGACGGAGCTTGCGTCGAAGCTCTTTCTGCCCTGGTTCGCCGGGCGCAACCCGCGGTCGAGCGCGATCTTCGCCACCTACAACGAGAAGTATTCCTGGGACATCGGCCACGCGGTCCGGGCCGTCATGCAGTCCCCCGGGTTCCGCCAGGTCTTCCCGGACATGGACACGCGCGGCCTGACGGCGAGCGTGGACAAGATCGTCCTGCCCGCGGGCGGGCAGATCAACTTCGTGGGCCGGGGCGGGTCCGCGACGGGCCGCGGCGGCGACGTGCTGGTGGTGGACGACCCCATCAAGGACCGCAAGGAGGCCAACTCTCCGGCCATCCGGGACGCCCTCTGGGCGTGGTGGAACGACGTCTTCAAGACCCGCATGATGACGGACCAGGGCCGCATCCTGCTCATTCAGACCCGGTGGCACGCAGACGACCTCGTGGGGCGGATCACCGACCACCGCAACGAGTTCTACGACGAGGCGCAAGCCCGGGGCTGGCACACGATTGACCTGCCTGCGCTGGCCGAGGCGAACGACCCCCTGGGCCGGGCCGAGGGCGAAGCCCTCTGGCCGGCGCGCTTCTCGCGCGAGTGGCTGGAGGAACAGCGCCGCGGAAACGCCTTCGGGTTCTCGGCCATCTACCAAGGCCGGCCCCAGGTCCAGGGCGGCAACCACTTCCGCGAGGAATGGTTGGTGCCCTACCGCGCCGACGAACTCCCGCCGCCGGACGAGCTTCGCTACTACGTGGCGAGCGACCACGCCGTGTCCACGGTCCAGGCGCGCGACAAGACGTGCATGGTCCCGGTCGGCGTGGACACCAAGGGCACAATCTGGGTGCTCCCGGACGTGTGGTGGCGCCAGGCCCCGGCGGACGTGGCGGTCGAGGCCATGCTCGGTCTCATGCGCAAGTATCGGCCCCTGGCCTGGTGGGCCGAGCGCACGCACATCAAGCAGTCCATCGGCCCCTTCCTGCGCAAACGGATGCACGAGGAAGGGGTCTTCTGCGCGATCCACGAGATGGTGCCGGTCGCGGACAAGCTGACCCGCTCGCAGTCCATCCAGGGCCGCGCGGCCATGAAGCGCGTGCGGTTCCCGGGGTTCGCGCCGTGGTGGCCCGAGGCGCGGAACGAGCTTCTTCAGTTCCCGGCCGGTGCCCACGACGACTTCGTGGACGCGCTCTCCTATGTCGGTCTCGGGCTGGACATCCAAGCCCCGGCCCAGAAGCCCGACACCGCCAAGGGTCCGCAGCCCGGCACGCTGGGCTGGATCAAGGCCGAGTCCAGGCGCGCGGCATCCGAGGCGGCAGCGCGCCAGAAAGGGGGGTTCTAGCCCATGTCCGACACGATGCTGCCCGGCCTGGGTGAGGAACCCGAGGGGACGGGCGTCCTTCGCGAGCCGCCGACGCCGGACCCCGCGCGCGCGGCGCTGGTCAAGAAGATCACCGACGACATCATCCACGCGCGGGAGAAGTGGAAGCCGGCGTTCGACCGGATGCGCGAGGACATGCAGTTCGCGGCCGGCGTCCAGTGGCCGGGCCAGAAGCACGGCGCCCCCGAAAACCGCTACGTGGCGAACATCACGCTCCGGCACGTCGCCCAGCGGACGGCGACCCTCTACGCGCGCAACCCGCGGGTGGTCGCCCGCCGGCGCGAGCGGCTTCTCTCCACGGTCTGGGACGGCACGACGACGTCGCTGGCGCTGGCCCAGCAGGTCTTCGCCGCGGACCCGAGTGACCCGAACGCCATGGCGATCCTCCAGGACGCGATGAACGTGAAGGCCCAGCAGGACCAACTGGACCGCGTCGCCCGCACGCTCGAACTGCTCTACACCTACGAGGTCTCCGAACAGGTCCACCCCTTCAAGTCCATGATGAAGATGACGGTGCGCCGCGCCGTCACCGCCGGGGTCGGCTGGGTGAAGCTCGGGTTCCAGCGCACGACCGGCCGTGACCCGGACAAGGAGCGCGAACTGGCGGACATGCTTCGCCAGCTTCAGACCATCGAGCGGGTGTCCGCGGACATCGCGGACAGCAAGACCGCGGACACGGACCCCGCCGCCGAAGAACTCCGGCTCACGATCCAGGCCCTCTCGCAGGAAGCCGAAATTGTCCTCCGTGAGGGGTTGGTCTTCGACTGGCCGGACAGCACCGCCATCATCCCGGACACCAAGTGCCGGCAGCTTCGGGAGTTCCTGGGCTGCGAATGGGTGGCCGAAGAGTTCATGCTCACCCCGGCCGAGGTCCAGGAAATCTACGGCGTGGACGTGCGCCAGTCGTTCCGGGCCTACAGCCCGGGGTCGTCGGCCAACGCCGCCGCCGAGGCGGTCCAACTCATGCAGTCCCGGCAGCGCAACGCGGACCAGACGGTCGGTGAGCCCGAGGGACTGTGCTGCGTCTGGACCTGCTACAATCGCCGGACGGGGCTGGCCTATGAAGTTCTGGACGGGTGGCCGGACTTCCTCCGCGAGCCGGCCGCGCCCGACGCGAAGCTGGAGCGGTTCTTCCCGTGGTTCCCGGTAGTGCTCAACGAGCACTACCTCCCGGGCGACATTTGGCCGGTGTCCGACGTCCGGCTGCTTCGCGATCCGCAGTTAGAAATCAACCGCGCGCGCCAGGGGCTCCGCGAGCACCGGCACGCGAACCGCCCGAAGATGGCGGTCCCGGCCGGCATGTTGAGCGCGGAAGACCGCGAGAAGCTTGTCACACACCCGGCGAACGCCGTCTTGGAGCTTCAGGCGCTCGGGCCTGGGCAGTCGGTGGACGACGTGCTCCAGCCCATGAAGATGCCGGGCATTGATCCGAACCTCTATGACCCGAGCCCGGCTTTCCAGGACATCCTGCGGGTCACGGGTATGCAGGAGGCGAACCTGGGCGGCACGTCCAACTCGACGGCGACCGAGGCGAGCGTGGCCGAAGCTTCGCGCGCGACGGCTGCCGACGCGCAGATGGACGACATAGACGAACTGCTCTCGCAGTTGGCCCGGGCCGGCGGGCAGCTTCTTCTGCTCAACGTGTCCGCCGAGACGGTCAAGCGTGTCGTCGGTCCGGGCGCGGTCTGGCCGCAGGCCACGTCCCGCGAGGTCGCGCAGGAAATCCTGCTCGAAGTGGAGGCGGGGTCCGCCGGCCGCCCGAACCAGGCCCGGGAACTCGCCAACATCGTCCAGTTGGCCCCGCACCTGACCTTGATCCCGGGGCTCTCTCCGGAGTGGCTGCTTCGCCAGTTCCTCACCCGCATGGACGACCGCATTCGGGTCGAGGACGCCATCGTGGCGGGGCTGCCGTCCATCTCGGCCATGAACCAGGCGGCCGGGCGGAGTCAGACCGAGGCCGGAGCCGGGCCGAACGCGCCGGACAGCCAGGGCCAGGAGGGCGCGGACAACGCCGCCCGCCCGGGCCAGTCCAACGGACCCGGACCGCGGCCCCCGGAACCCCGGTCGCCCACCGCCGGCGCCGCGGCACCGACCCCGCTCGCTCGCTAACAGGTTTGTCTTGTTTGTTGACTTCCGGACAGGACAGCGCCACACAATAACCGGACAGAGGACCAACGATGTTCGTCGCAGACACCAACAGCCCGACCGCTGACTCCCCCGGCCTGGACACGTCCGGGCCGTCCGGGGGTGTGTCCGACGCGGTGGACACGGACACGCTGCCGTCGTCCGCGGGCACAACCAACACCCCGACCAAGACCACCGACGAGCCCACGTCGCTTTTCGAGGCGGCGCTTCGCTCGGTGGTTCCCGAGAAGGCCCCTGAGGGTGCGACCCCGCCGGAAGGCGAGGCCAAAGGGGCCGACGCGCCGGCCGCGGCAGGAGAGCCCGCGGCCGGCGCCCCCTCTCCGGACTCGGCCCCGGCCGAGGCGGACGACGTGGCCGACGAGGCCGCCGCGCTCGCGGGCGTCACGTCCATCGCGGTCCGCAAGCGCATCTCGAGGCTGATCGAGCAACGGAACCTGGTCCGGGGGCAGTTTGCCCAGATCGAGCCGGACGCCATCGCGTGGCAGCAGCACCGGGAGTTCCTGGTCCAGAACCGGGTGTCCCCCGAGGACGCTCGCCTGCTCTACGACGTCGCGGCCAGCCTGTCCCGTGGGGACTTCGCCACCTTTCTCGCGGCGGTCACGCCCTACGTCGAAGCCGCCCAGATGGCTCTGGGCCAACGTCTCCCGGCCGACATCCAGCGGCAGGTGGACGACGGCGCCATCCCCGAGGACGTGGCGCGCGAGCTTGTCCGCACCCGGTCCGAGGCCGAGACGGCCAAGGCCCAGGCGGCCCTGACCCAGCAGGAGGCGCAGCGCGCCTCCCAGGCGAACGTGACCGCGCAACTCCGCGGTGCCGTGGCTGAGTGGGAGACCCGTGTCCGGGCCTCCGATCCCGATTTCGATACGAAAGCGGGCGCAATCCAGCGTCACGCCCAGGCTCTCGTCGCGACACGCGGGCTTCCCCGCACTCGTGAGGACGCCGTGGCGATGGCCCAGGAAGCCTACAACGAGGTCTCGCAGTTGGTGGCGAAGTCGCGTCCGACGCCCGTCCCCACGCGGCCCACTCCGGCAAGCGCCCATGTCCCCAACCCCGGCACGCCCGAACCCAAGACGCTCATGGAAGCGGTCCAGTTGGGTCTTCGACGCGCGCGTGCCTAGCTCAAGGAACCTGAGCCATGCCGTTCACCGCGGGTGAACTGACCAACATCGCCAACGCGAGCCTCGATTTCTACTTCGCGAAGGGCGACAGCTTCAAGCAGACCATCCAGGCCAAGCCGCTGCTCGACCTGATGGAGCGCAAGGCCAAGATGTTCCCGGGCGGCAGGGAGTTCATCTCCCTGGCCGTGAAGGGCGCGTTCGGCACGGGCACGAACGACACGCTGCGCGGCTACAACCACGACGACACCGTGGTCTTCTTCACGCCGGCCAACATCCGCCGCGTGAACTTCCCGTGGCGCGAGCACCACATCGGCCTGACGCTGACCCACACCGAACTGAAGATTGACGGCATCTCCGTCGTGGACACGGACGGCGAGGGCACGTCGAACCACACCCAGCGCGAGATGCACGTCCTGGTCGGCCTTCTGGAGGACAAGCTCCAGGACTTGGGCGAGCAGTATGCGCGCGGCCTGAACTCGCTGTTCTGGGGCGACGGCGTGGCCGACGCGAAGGGCATGGCCGGCGTCCAGGCCCACATCGTCGCGAACCCGACCACCGGCACGTCAGGCGGCTTGGCTCGGGCGACGAACGTCTGGTGGCGCAACCGCGCGCGCACGGCGGCCCACGCCGCGGCGGGCGGCCTGGGTGCGATCACGTCGTCCCCGGCCAACGGCGGCGTGCTGGTCCAGGTTCTCCAGGAGGAATACCGGCAGTTGATCCGCTACGGCGGCAAGCCGGACACCATCCTCGCGGGCTCGGACTTCATCGGCGCCATGGAACGCGAGATGCGCGCCAACGGCTTCTACAGCCAGTCCGGCTACCGCGGCACCCAGGACGCCGCGATGGGCGGGATGCAGTTCATGGGCCAGCCCGTGATCTACGACCCGACCCTGGATGACCTTTCCCTGTCCCGCCGCGCCTACTGGCTGGACACGTCGAAGATCATGCTGATGAAGATGCAGTCGGAGTGGCGCCGGCAGCACACCCCGTCGCGTCCGGCCAACCAGTTCGTCCTGTTCCGCTCCATCACCTGCACGGGCCAGGTGGTGGTGTCGCAGATGAACTGCCACGGCGTTTACGACATCGTCTGACCTGTTTGTCCTGTTCGGCGGGTGACACCGCCGAACAGGACATCCCAGCCCAAAGAGGACAACCCACCGTGCAGATCGTTTCCTGTGTCATCGCCCAGGGCGGCGACGAGAACACCCAGGTCGTCCGCGACGCCGAGCGTCCGGTGTCCTTCCCGGAGGTTCTGCTTCTGGCCCATCTTCACGGGAAGTCGGCGGTCCGGGATATCCGCTACCTGCACGACGAGGACCGCGAAGACGACGACGAGCGGGAGCGCCTGACGGGCATCTACGGCGCCGCGGCGGTCCAGGCGGTGTTCGGCACGGCCGGCGTCCAGCCGCTCCCGAAGGGCGACCCGCGCCTGGTGAAGCAGGCCGCCAAGGAGAAGGCCGCGAAGGAGGCCGCCGCGCAGGCGTTGGCCGCCATGGAAGCGCAGTCGGCCGAGACGCCCTCGGCGGTCCTGGAGTAAGCCACGATGGCGACGGGTGCGCTTCTCACCGAAATGGTGCGGGCGCTCCGCGCCGAGACGGGCAAGTCCCTCAACGTCGCGCTCGGCGCGGGCGAGCGAGACGCCCTGGTCTATACGCTCCAGCGCACCCAGGAACAGCTTTACGAGGACTACGACTGGCCCTTCCTCTTGGGGGACCGGGACGTGGACCTCGTCCCGGGAACCCGGCTCTACGGCTATCCGGAAGACATCTTCTTCGACTATGTGGCTGACGTGTGGGCCGCGACCGGGAGCACCTGGACGCGGCTCGAATACGGCCTGTCCCCGGCGGATTACTCGATCTACGACAGCGAGGCCGGCGTCACGGGCTGGCCGCCCACCAAGTGGCGGCATCTGGCCGGAACCATCCTGTTCGAGGTCTGGCCGGTGCCGGCCCAAGCCGGGCGGCTGCGTGTCCGCGGACAGCTTCGGCTCAAGCCCTTGGTGGACGACAACGACGTGTCCACACTGGACGGGCAACTCATCGTGCTTTTCGCCGCGGCCGAGATACTGGCGCGGCAGAAGGCCGAAGACGCGCAATACAAGCTCGGCATGGCCCGCGAGCGGCTGCGCCGCATCCAGGCCCGGCAGGGGTCGAACAAGCTCCGAGACCCGATTATCGTTGGTGGCGGCCCGCTTGGGTTGTCCTCTCGCCCGGCGCGCGTCGGGCTGGACTACATCCCCATGGGCTTCCGGAATGGGGGCTGACCCGGAAGACGGCTGGCGGGCGGTGCCCGGCTGGGAAGGCTACTACGAGGCCCACCCGTCCGGGCGCCTTCGGTCCTGCACCCGCATGGTCGGTAGCTCTCGCGGACCCCGGCAGGTGCGCGGGGCCGCGACCACCCTGGGCCGGTCTCCAGACGGCTACATGCGGGCCGCGCTGGCCCGCGCCGGGTTCCAGCGCCGGATGCTCGTCCACCGCGTGGTCTTGGAGACCTTCAGCGGTCCGCCCCCGTGGCCGCGCGCCGTCGTTCGGCACCTGAACGGCAAACGGGATGACAACCGGATCGAGAACCTGTCCTGGGGCTTTTGCCGCGAGAATGCCAGCGACCGGGTCCGACACGGCACCCAGACACGCGGCGAAAACCACCCCCGCGCCCGGCTCACGGCCAAGCAGGTCGCCGCGATCCGGGCCTCGCCCGAGACCGGCCGGGCGCTCGCCCGCAAGCTCGGGGTCTCCCCGTCCACGGTGTCCGCCATCCGCAACGGCCGGTGCTGGACCGGCGAGCCCTCGGAGTAACACACCCTTGGCCTACTTCGTTCTGGAGGACTTCTCGGCAGGGATCGACCGGCGCAAGTCGGCCGTGACCGCCCGCGCCGGCTCCCTCCGCGTGCTCCGCAATGCGTTCGTGAACGCCGGCGGGGAAATCGAGAAGCGCAAGGCGTTCGCCACGCATATCCCCGCGGGCGACACGGCGCCGGGGCTCGCCTTCGGGCTCGCGGGCCTGTCCGGCGCGCTCTACACCTTCGGCACCGGCACCCGACCCTCCCGCCTTGATCCGCGCATTTCCTACCAGCGGCTCAACGGGGCCTCGGCCATCGCGCGCATCCGGGACGCGGACATCTTCGACGGCAAGCTCTACGCCGTGTCTGAGCCCACGACTGGCCCCCTTCAGCACTTCTTCGACGGCACCCTGGCTACGGGCCACCCGGCGTCGTCCATTGTCCGCACCTACAAGCGCCGCATGTGGGGTGTCTCGGGTGACACCCTGTTCTATTCGCAGTTGAACAACCCCGGGAACTGGACCCCCGGCGCGGGCGGGGGTTCGATCAGCCTGGACACCCAGGACTTCGGCGCGCTGACCCTGCGCGGGATCGAAGCCTACTACGACCGCCTGGCCGTGTTCGGCCGGAGCGGCGTCCAGATGTGGTCCATTGACGAGAACCCGGCCCTCAACCAGACGCTCCAGACCCTCTCGGGCTTGGGTCTGGTGGGAGAACGCGCTTACGCCCGGGTGGGCGACGGCGACGTGCTTTTTCTCTCGGACAGTGGTGTCCGCAGCCTGCGGGCGCGGGATAGCTCCAACGTCGCCTCGGTGTCCGACACCGGCTCCCCGGTGGACGAAATCCTCCGCGCGCGGCTTGCCGCCGCGGGGGCCGACGTAACAGGACCGGGGTTCCTCCCCGAAGCCATGACGTGCATCGAGCCCGAGACGGGCCAGTTCTGGCTCGCGTGGGGCACCACGATCTACGTCCTGTCCATGACGCCGAGCGCGCGGGTGGTGGCGTGGAGCGTCTTTGAGACGCCGGCGCCGGTGGAATACCTGACCACGGCCGGGGGGCGGGTCTATGCTCGTTGGGCGGACAACGTCTTGCTCTACGGCGGGGCTGGCAACGCCGGCTACGACCAGAGCGAGACCGAAGTAGTTACGCCCCTGATGTCCATGAACGAGCCGGCGACCGACAAGCGGTTCATCGGCCTGGACATCGCATGCGAGGGGGTCTGGACCGTGGATGTCGCCACGGATCCCATGAACCCGGACGTCTTCGAGTTCGCCGGGACCGTGATGGGTCCGACGTTCGGGATGCAGAAAATGGGCATCCAGCACTCGGGAACCCACATCTCCCTGCGCCTCCGGTCCCAGACCGCGGCCCGCGCGCGCCTGGGGCAGATCATCGTCCACTTCCAGGCCGGGAACAGCGGTTGATGAGCACGTTCCTGACCGCCGGTCCGGACCTGCTCGCCCTGGCCTACATCACGCGCAACCTCCGGGAGCGCGACCAGGCCGAGTGCTTCGCCTGCTACGTGGACACGCCGGACGACCTCGCCGCCCAGACCGCCGCGCAGGGGGTGTTTCAGTGGGTCGCCTGGGCCAACGACCGGCCGGTGGCGAGCATCGGCGCCCGCAACCTCTGGCCGGGGGTGTGGAGCGTCTGGGCGTTCGGCACGGACGAGTGGCCGAGCGTTGTCCTTTTGCTGACGCGACACGTTCGGCGTGCTATGATCCCCGCGCTGGTCCGAGCCGGCGCGCACCGTGTCCACTGTGATGCGCTCGCGACGCACGAAGACGCTCGACGCTGGCTGACCGCCCTGGGCGCCCGCGAAGAAGGTGTCCGCCGTGGCCTCGGCCGAAACGGCGAGGATTTTGTCACCTACGCATGGAGCCGCGACGATGTGCCGTGCCCCCCGGGCTGACAACACCGCAGCGGTGCAGGCCGCGCAGGAAGCAGAACAGGCCCGCGCCCGCGAAGCCGAGCGCCAGAACCGCATCACGACCGGCCGTGCGCGGGTCAACGAGACCTTCGGCGGGTTCAACGACGACTTCTTCGCCGGACGGCGGAAGGCGACGTTGGATTATTACACCCCCGAACTGACGCGCCAGTTCCAGGACGCGCGCCGGGAGATGGAGTTCGCCCTGGCCCGCGCGGGCCTGACCAAGTCCACCGAGGCCGGCCGCCAGATGGGCCTCCTGGACGAACGCTTCCAGGTCGCGAGTGCGGACGTGGCGAGCCGGGCCGAGCGCGCGGCGGCCGACGCCCGGCGCGACGTGGAGACGCAACGCAGCCAGGTTCTCGCCCAGCTTGAGGCGACCGGGGACGTGGACAGCGCCACGTCCGGAGCCCTCGCGCGGTCGCAGACGCTTCGGTCCGGGACGGTGTCCTACGATCCGCTCGGGGACATCTTCGCGGGCGTGGGTGGCGCCATCGGCGCCGGCCTCCAGGGTCGGCGCGACTTCCGCCTCCGGGAAGAGATCGGCCGGGCGGCGACGCCGCCGCCGGCCGTCGCGGCCCCCGCCGGCCGTGTCGTCGCGTCGCGGTAGGCGAGGGAGGCGCACCGTGTGTGACCCGGTATCCATCGCCGCCGCCGGCGCCGTCGCTTCGGCGGCCGGGACGGCCATCACGGTCCAGCAGCAGAACGCGGCCGTGAACGCCCAGAACCGCGCCCAGCAGGAGGCCGCCGCGGCGTCGAGCCGCGCGCGCACGACCGAGTTGGCCCGCCAGGACGCCTACGCCGCCGAGGCCCGCAAGCGGTGGGAACAGCAGGTCGCGGACACCGGACCGACCGCCGCGAACGCCGCCGCCGAGGACATGGAGCGCCGCATCCTGGGCACCCAGGCTGAAGTGGCCCAGACCGTGGACACGTCGGCGGCACTCGCCGGGCAGGACCGCGCGGAAGCCCCCACCCAGCAGAGCATCGCGGCGATGATGGCTCGGGCCGCCGCGGACGCCCGCCGCCGGGTGGCCGGCCTGTCCAAGGTGGCCGGACACGCCGAGGTTCCCCAGATGTTCGCGCTGAACAACCAGCGGTTCGGCACGGACCTGTCCCAGATCGTGAGCAAGGCGCGCACGTCCGCGAACCTCGCCCGGGTGGAAGGGGACATCCCGAACGCCACGGTGGGAGCGGGAAGCGCCCTTGGCTCGGTCCTGTCCGGCGCCGGACAGATGGGCCTGCGTTACGGGACTTCCCGCGGCGCGTTCCAGTAGTCTATTCTCCCGGCCCACGCGGCCGGACACGGAGGACATCGCCTTGGCCCGGATCGTGATTTCCAACGAGCGCGGGATCGCCCAGGGGCTTTCTGCGCTCGCCCAGGCGATGTTCCCGGACCCGGCGCAGGAAGCCCGCGGGCTCTACTTCGCGACCGGCGCGCGCAACAACAGCGCCCAGGCCGCGCTGCGCGAACAACAGCATCTTGGCGTCGAGCGGGCCGCGTCCATCGCGTCCAGCGGACGGCACGGTCCGGAACTGTTCGGGGAGATGCTGCGCGCCGGCATGGCCGGGCAGGCGCCGGAGTTCGCGCTCGGCGTGGCGGGGGCGGTGCCCGGCGCCACCCCGGAGAGCCTGGCCGCGATGCAACTCGGCGCACGCCTGCCCTACGGGCACACCGTGCCGGGGTTCCGCGAGAACGAGGCCGGGCAAAATCAGCGGGCGGTCATCGCCGCCGGCCCGGGCCACGCCCGGGTCGCAGAGGAACGGCGGCAGTTCGACGCCGGCCTGGTTCCGGTGCTCGCGCCGGACGGCAGCGCCCCGCGCTTCGCGACGCGGGGCGAGGTCGCGGGGGCCGCGCCGGACCAGCGGCCGGCCCCCGTGCTCACCCAGGAGCAGGCTCGGGGTGTCGCCAGCCAGCGGCTCGCCGCCGGACAGAACGTGCCCGGCGTGGGCATGATCCTGGCGCCCGGGCAGACCGTGGCTTCGGGCGCGCAGGCCGCCGCCGCCGCGAACACCCCGGTCGCGGTGATGCGCGACGGGCGCCGGACCACCATCCGGCAGGGCGAGCTTCAGCCTGCGGACGTCATCATCGCGGCCAACGACGCGCCCCTGGACATGGCGGGCCAGGCGATCCTGGCGGGCCAGCGCCCGGACCCGGCCGCGGTCCAGGCTGCGACCCAGCTTGCCCAGGCTGGGCGCAACGCGCGCGGCCCGGCCCCCCTGAACGTGGACGGCCCGGACCGCAACGCCATCGCCCAGGCGGTCCAGTCCCAGCTTCAGGCGATCACGGGCGCGTCGGCCACGGACCCGGCGCTTCTGTCCCAGGTCACGGCCGCCATCGCGGCCGAATACCAGAACACCCGCGACATGGCGGGCGCGGTCGAGAGCGTCATGGCCCGCGTGCGGGCCGCCGCGGCCAACTGGCCGGTGTCCGGCCGCTTCAACCCGTTCGTGACCAACACCCTGCGCGCCCCGGCGGACCTGGGCGCGATCCTGGGCGGCGGGCCGGCGGCGCCTGCCATGCCGCCCGG